GAGATATTCTGTTTCGTCTTCAGTGTCATCTTCTTTTTCTTGAGGCTCGTTTGATTCATTATATTCCTCCTCTGCTTTTGCTGCTTCTACTATATCTTCCATCATTTTATTTCTGGCTTCAAAGTACTGTTGAGTTTTTTTTTCTTCGGAATCATGAAGATTCTCGTTGAACTTAATATAGAAATGCAATGAAGTTAATGACATAATAGGTAGAGTTCCTCCTTGTATAATTGCTAAGAATCTTCTATGATCCATTTGATCCCAATCTTCAAAGAAAGGTGAAAGTAATTCAGTCCATGCTAAAAATCCAGAATCTGTTAAAGATATTTCTTGATATTCATAAAAAACGTTACCAATTAATTGTATTAAAGTAACCAGTATAAAAAGAAACCAGATACTGCTTTTATTCATTTTTATTGAGGCGGCTGATACTGATGCAAGTGCAAATATTTCAACAGCTATAGAAAGATATATTGCCCAAGAGATTGGGTTTCCTATATCATACCAACTAACTACATGGCTAATTGACATAATAACAACTAGTAAAATAGGAAATAGAAAGGAATTTCTAATTACAGTTTCTCTGTTGTTCTTTATCCATTTAATCATTCTGCTCTATCTTATTTTTAATTTGAGATAAGCTTGTTTTTCCTTTATCTAAATCGTCTTCGTAAATAAGATATTCTAACATTACGTTTTCCATAATGTCTCTTACCTCTTTTTTATTAGCAACTTCCTTTTTTAAATTTGATATTTCTGAAGATAGAGAATCTACCGTTTGGGTTAATTCAATATGGGTTTTATCTATTTTCTTATCGATTTTAGTTATCTTCTTAGAAGTACAGCCTTTTCCTAAATAAAGTAACATAAATAAGATAGCTAGTATTTGCCATGACCATTTAGTTACTATTTCTTTAATTTTCATATCAATAATCTTTTTTGTTATTTATTAGAAAAACTGTACTATATATTCATAGATAGAGTTATATGGTAAAAAAGACAGTAACATAATCCATATAGATACTTGAAATAATAATCTTAATATTTGATATAATTTAGCGTTATTCCATTTAAAAGATATTTCTACCATATATCCATAAAAGTCATTGTCTTTAACTCTATTAGCAGTGGTTTTTATTAACTCTATAGTTCCTGATGATATAAAAATATCATTATATTTAGATATTTCTCTACTAATAAAGCTTAATTCTAGTTTATCTAGCTCCGCTTTTTCATTTTCATCTAAGTCATGTTCTGGTTTATTCATTAGAGACAGTGTTTCAGCTTTAAGATTAACTGCCTTTACGTATGAAAACCAAGAGTACTTAACTATTTTATTGTTTTTCAACTCTTGCTTTATGTTTGACATGGTTCTAACGTAAAAAAAGAACATGTAAAGTTCTTTTATTACATAAACTATTCTACGAATAATGTTTAACGGGCTTAGACTTATTATTAGATTTTTCATTTTTTAAGATTTTACTTTGAAATTTGGTAATGAATCTGATAGCTTTCTATTTACTTCTGGATCTTCTTGTATTACAGACTTTCTTATTTCAAACCTGGCTTTTCTTAGTTTAGTTTTAACTGTATTTTCAGGTATTCCATATTTAAGAGCTATTTCTTTTACTTTGGTGTTCTTAACCATTTTGTCAATGGCTATGTTTTTAAGAAGTTCATCTTTAAGATTGTATATCTGTGAGATAGTTTTATTGAAGATATCAGTTACTTCATTATGATTATTCTGTTTATCCTCTGCACTTAACTGATCATTGTACTTGCTATCTTCGTAGAGAGTAGATATTTCAATATATTTTGGAATGTCTTTATGTTTTCTATCTAAATAGTATAAGGTTTCATTCCTGGCTATTGTAAAAGCCCATGTTGTAAATCTACCATTTTCTGGATTATACTTATCGATATTATTAAACACTTTGACTAGAGTAAAATGTAATGCCTCTTCAGTGTCTAGATTGTTTTTGCAAAATTTCCAAATATGATATTTTAATTTTGGATATATTAATTCTGCTAATTCGTCATATTCTCTTTGAGTATTTTCTTTGTTATGTACTAGTATTGATAATTGCTGTATTCTGTTGTTAATCTTTTTGTTTAGTTCGTCAAATCCTTGCATCTTCAGTATGGGTTATTTTTTTTGTTATTTATGGGCTTAAAATTATAAGTTATCAGTCTAGTCCTTCTAGATATTTTATAATTTTTAGACATCTATGGCATTTTTCATAGGCTTCAATATATGGTTTACTAAAATATTCTTCAGCACTTTTTAAAGCTTTAATCCATTCTTTTCTTTTTAAAGCAATGGTGCTATCTTTATTTTTACTGTTTATCCTCAAGATGTTTACAGTATTTACTGTCTTATCCCAATACTGATCTTCTATTGAATCTAGCACCGCATCAAAGACAACATCTTTGTTTTGTACCAAGAAATCATGCATGGTTTCGCATTTTTCTGGTAAAATTATTTCTTTCATATTGAGTGATTTTGGAATGTTTAAATATATAAAAATATTATACTACTTTTTCACTATGAATTATAAAAATCGCGATTAATTTTGCTAATTTTTTTTAAATGGTTGATATCGAACACACTCTTTCTTTTTGAATCTTTAAATTCTTTAGGATTTAATTGATTATTTAAGTCATTTAAGCGGTCAAAGTCAAATGCTTTTTTATCAGTTTTTACATCTAGTATCTTTTCATACAAGTCTTTTTTATATTCATCTGACGTATTTTCATATACTTCTCCACCTATTTCCCAAAACTGAGGAGAGTCAAAAAGAGGAGAAGTGTTAACACATGTCATTGCTAAATCATCATGTCCACTTTGACATCTATAACTTCCTCCTTTAGATCTTCCAAATGAAGATAATTCAAGATAGGTTTCATAGCAAGTAACAATTACTTTATTAATAGAAACATAGTATCTAAATTTCTCACAGTACTTTAATTTATTCGTCGGGCCCAGGCGGACACCCGCTTTTATATTTTTAGATAGCTCAGTATGTTTTGTGTGAACCATCTGTCCCCACCAGTAATTATCATTAGCTGCAAATCTATTATGTAAAATTTCACCTTTATGATTTAACTCTAATATTATTCTAACCTTTTCAGGGTCAAATATATCATATATTATCTTTTCACAGGCAATAGCAAAGTCGTTGATATTCAATGAGTTAGACTTAAACTTACCTACTTGAACCATTGAGATACAATCAAGTTCGCTTTTGATATTGTTTTTATTTTTTTCAAGATCCTTTATAGGTAAAGCAACAGCTTTAAATATATTCATTACTGAAAAATCCTGATCTACACCATCTGCGGTATCTATAGAAACAACAAAGTAGGATGGATCATTTTTAAAATCACTTAGTGTGTAATTCTTGTACTTTTTATGAAAGCTTAAAAAGTCATTTATATAGAAGTCTTCTTCATCTAAATCTAAAGAAACATTTTCATATATAGATTGATATGTTTCCAGCTTTTGAAGATCATTGGAAGACAGCAAAAGTTGATCACTTGAGAAGAATTGTAGTCCATATTCTTGATTGAAATCTGTTTCAGATCCCATGTTTGCAATAGTCTTTTTCTTCCATTCTTCATCTCTTCCAGGTACTTGCCACCAGTCTACTCTCATTGGGCAGTATTCATTATCTCCATCTATTGCGCCAGTCCAAATATCCCAAAATTTATTTCTTCCATTTGGGGTAGAAGTAATCACTACTTTTGCATATGGATCTTCAGTAATTGTAGGTAAAATAGCTCTATAAAACTTGTCTAAATTTGACTCTGATATGTGTGCAAACTCGTCTATATAAAGGAAGTTCACGGTCATACCAATACCGGACTTTTTGGTAGTAGTTCTAAGTACTAATCTACAGTCATTATCTAACCTTATGGATGACTCATTTATTTTAACAATTCCAGGTTTCATGAAGAACGGTAAGTTATCTAAAACTATTCTTAATTTCTCCATTATTTCCTTAGTGGTTGTCATGTTATCAGCAACCATTAATACGTTCTTTTCTTTATTGAAAAGTAGGAACCAAACTATATAAATTGCAGTAGTAACTGTTTTACCAATTTGCCTACTTGCCATTAATATATTAAACTTATTGTTATGAGTATTTTTTACTATCTGCTCTTGAAAATCTCTTAAACCTCCAGCGTCTTCAACACTCATATCCCCTTTAGGTGTTCTAATAAACGCGAATTTTTGAGCAAAATACATTGGATCAGACTTACATTTTTGTAATTCTTCCCATTCTTCTTTAGTGTATTCAAAAGGTAAATTTGCTCTTTTTAAAAGAATATCATTTTCTTTAAAAGGAGTGTTTTGCATTCCCCTAATATCTAATCCTTCTTGTGAAACTCTGTGTATTATAGTATTTACTTTTTCAGAATTCCATACATGATTATTTCCATCTTCTGAATTTAAGCTAGATAATTTCAAAGAAGTAAAGCCTCCTCCTCTAGATAATGGGTTTTGCATAGGCGATTATATTATTTCAGTAACATCTATAAAATCAGAGTCAGAATCATTGTCGTCCTCTATTTCTATATTGTTTTCTTTCATTAATTCTGTTTTGTTAGAAGGGTTAACTAAATCGTCATCCACTTCATAAGTTTCAGTTGATTCAGGTAAACTTTCTACCATATTTTTGGTTCCAACAGAGATAAAAAATTCACCTTCATTATTGTTATTATTTAAAGTATTATTAGGATTTTTAGGATCTTCATTGTTGATTTTCTTATATGTTTCTTCTAAGAAAAGCATGTGATTAGCCTGTGTTTGAACTAGAGTCTTTAATTTATCCTGAAGCTGTCCAAATACTTCCATTAAACGTGGAGCAGTGTTACCTGTTGTGATCTCTTCCATTATTTTAGTAATAGTGATCTTTAAGGTTTTTATTTGAAAGAAAATATTAGACATATTAACTGTGTCCATTTCTTTCTTTAACTTTATGTAGTTGTTTTCTTCAAGTATCCCAAGCTCTACGTAATACTCAAAAAGAGAATCTGTGATCTGTTTTGCTTTTTCATTAAATTCTCTTGTCATTTCATCGAAGTCATATGGACTCTCTGGTTGAGTTTCTTCAGCAAGCTCTTGATCTACATTTAAATCATCAAATTCTTGATGATTCATTCCGCTTAATAGGCTTTCTATTTCATCCTTTAAAGCCTTTTTATTTTCTTTGTCTTTAAGCATGTCTAAATTTTAATACTTTATTTTATATCCCTTTCGTACTTATCTAGAGCGGGATTTGCAAAAATCTTAATGTTTTTAACCGCTTCAATATTTTCGTAAACAATTTCATTGATATTCTTTAAGAAAGTGTCTAATGTTTCGTTTACTCCATACATCTGCTTAGATAAAGTATTCTTAAGGATATTTTCTTTATACTGGTACCCTGTGTTAAGCAATTGCTTTTTTCTATTAAATGCCGCTCTATATATGCTATTTTTTGTCATACTATTTAAATGGCCTTGGCACTATTTTTTTAATTTGTATATTAACAGATCCTAATGCTTGATCAGAAATACCTTGTGAATATTCATTTCCATATCTATCTATAAATCCGCCTTGTATAATAGCTAATTCATAGTCTTCTAATATAATATCGTTAAATTCATCTAATCCTACTAAATCGTTTTCCGGGTCTTCTATGTATGATATTTCATTTGCTTCAGACACGATATTTAGGTTTACTGAATCTATACCGTTTATCTCTTCTATAATCTTTATTAAGTCACTCTTAGGTATTCTATGTCTTCTTTTATTCTCTATAAAGTAGTTACCTAGTCTATTATATATGTCTCTTTTAATTATCTCAGGTGCAACATCATCAAATACTATAGTGCTTATATTGATTACGTATTTTTTAATGATAGGATCTACTATTTTAATGTCTGTTGATATCAATTTAGAACCAGTCATATTTAAATATCTCTCTATTTCATTTTTTCTAAATTCTGTTAATTTAAATTTAGAAGGGTCTACGTTAAAATAATCCTGGCCAGTATTAAATAGTTTATTAATATCTGGAACTAGGAATAGATTTAACATCCTACTGTCATTTTCATCTAAGAAAACATTTATTATTGAGAATATCTTTAATCTAGTTAATACTGAATCATAATGATCTATGTTAACCAATGCAAAACTCTTTGACTGTTTAGGTGCTAATAATCTAGTTAGTTCTGAATCCTCTGGATTTGCTCCAAATTGAGGTGAATGCACAGTGTCTATTCTAATATAGGTATTTAAGTCAACCTCTTTTCCAGTTAAAGTAAAGCCAGTGTCTGACCATTCAAATAATACTTGAGAAACCTGCTCAGTTGTTATGTTTCCAGAAGCACCACTGTTTACTAAATATTCTACTTTTATTTCAGATCCTTTTCCAGGTATTTTACCATAGAAGTCATTTCCAAAAAATACGTCAACTCCTGTAGTTATTCCAGTTTTTACTACATACCCTTTTTCTCCTCTAGGTATATCTAGAATTGAATTAAATCTTTTCCACTTTTCACCATTGATATAAACATTTACCATGTAGTTATCAACTAGATAATTTTGAGCTGAGTTTATTGAAAAACTTTCTATCTCTTCACCTTTAGCCGTTAATGTTTGAGTTTCTATGTCTCCTTGAAGTATTTTCATTGAGGTTCCATTTGTGGTTCCTTTCATTGAAAATTTAATATCATCTTGTGGTAAACTTAGAACGTAATTAAGTCCATTGTTTCTAGACTTTAATTTGGTTAGGTTTGGAATAATGATAACATCAAAATCTGCACTTGCAGAATCAGATGTTGTAGTTAAGCTTATTTCTCCACTAGCTGAAATAGCTCTACTTGGACTATGTCCAGCTAAGGTAGCTAGTGAATATATTGAAGATACTCTAGTTGCATCAATTATACTTAATTCAGTTATGGCATCCTCTATGTAGTAAAATATCATTTGACTAATATTTTCTAGTACTAATAATATCTGACCAAAAGGACTGGCTGCAGTGAATACTTGTAGACTTTGATTAAATTTATCAGACAGATACGTTATTGTCTGCTTTAACATTAACTGTATTGAATAGTCTAGAGATTTAAATATTTTCCAATTTGAAGCAGTTGTTGCCATTAAGACTTATTTTTTTTTATTTATCTTTAATTTTTTATTAGTATAATATATAAAAGTTTTAAAAAGATGAAAGTATTAATCACAGATTACGCAAATAAATTAGACACCTTACCTGAGTTAATAGTAAAAAAAGAATTTGAATTTGCATGGAGATACGAAACAGGTGTTTATCAGTTAGCTAAATACCCAACTAAAACATATTTACATAATAAGTTGGATGAACTTGCTTTTATGAATGGAAATGAAGTATGGATTCACAAAGATGAAGTATCTATACAATTAGTTGATTAGCAAAATTTCTATACGAGTATGGGATAAATAATAAAAAACATTACTCGTGTATAATAATATCGAAAATAAGTTTCTTTTTGACAATACTAATGTAGGATTTACGTTTCAGTTTTTTTCACCACTATCTAACGATAAAATATCTAGAAAGTTAGCTAAATATTTGGGTAAAAACGTAATACCTTTAGATAACAAGTCAAAGATAGAATTCGTAGACGAAGCCATATATGTATCACCTGACTTTGAAGGTGGTCATAGAATGAAAAGAATTGATACAGATTTAATGCCTTATCACAAGGCTATTCATACAATGTTAAAGTGTATGAATTTCATTAATGAGAATGGATTTACCAGTAGCAGATCTAATATGAATATTAAAGTATCTGTTAATGAAATGGATTTAAACTTAAAATATAAGTTAGAAAACCTAAATAAGTTTAAATATATTTTAAATATCGATGAAAGTAGGATATTTAAGATGTGGCCAGAGTCATCATCAGAAAAACAAAAGATACATCAAAGTAAAGCTATTTTTATTTTTCCTAAAGAATTATATTCAAGTAGGCTTACAGGTTCTTTATTAGAGAAAGCTAATCCTATGGAATATAATTTTCCAAGATCTTCTAATTTTGGAACAGATTTTTCTAACCTAATGGATGGATATGTATCTGTAAAATACGCAGGAGGAAAAGGTTATCAAAAAAAGAAAAAAGAAACAGTTGAGTTAATTAACTACACAGCTGAACACGTGTATAATACTTTAACTAATAACTTTTCATTTGACTTAAATGAAAAAAGAAAAATTCAAAGATTATTAGAAAGATATCAAAAGATTATAGATTCTACTAAGTCTTATGAAGTATTTAAGCACTCATTTCCGG